TCATTGACAGTGCAGAATGTACCGTTTACCTTATGCCTCCCATGGTACAGAGAAAAAGAAGGCGAGGCAGGCCAAGTATAGCTGAAAAACCTGCTTTTATTGCTAAAGTTGCAACTATAGTTGAAGAAGGTAATTTTCCACTACAAGCTGTTATTTTGGCTGGTGCTACTAGAGATCAATACTATAGGTGGCGTAATGATTATATGCGTAAAGGTAGAAAGTCAAGATATGCACTGCTCTTTTCAACTATAGAGAAAAAGGAGGCAGTGCACGCTAGAAGTTCCCTAGACATAGTTACTAGATTTAGTAAGTATGATCCTGTATCCGCTAGGTTTATTTTAACTAGAAGGCATAAGCAATGGGATACGCCAACACAAATTGAACTATCAGGTAAAGATAGTGGACCTATCCAGGTTGAAACTGTACTAGATAGTTTCCTATCTAAGTTAGATGAATACGAAAATAAGATAGGGCCTAAAAAGAAAAAGGGGAAAAAATAAATGGCAGGTGCAGTCATAGTCTCCCCTTCTAGTGGGAAACGACCTACAACTAATAGAAATGGCGATTTGAATAGGTCTGGCCCTAGACATACTACGCGCAAGTTGTCTTGCATGGAGCGACTTTCACGCCTGGGGCTAGATAGTAGGAAGCAACTATTAAGTAAATTCAGTGAACCGGAACTAGAATTACTTATGAATAAATGGGAATTATGGCGTAGACCTGACCAACAATTTGAAAACGATAGTTGGGATATAGGTATAGTTGAGGCAGGCAGAGGGTATGGTAAGACTAGAGTAGGTGCCGAGCAAGTTAAAGAATGGGTAGAAGATAGTTCCGAGATAAGTATACCTATAGCTTTAATAGGTCGAACCGCTGCCGACGTTCGAGATACTATGATTAATGACCCTACCTCTGGCCTTATGAATATATGGCCCAATAGTAAGCGACCAACCTACAATCCAAGTAATAGGAAAATAACCTTCTATAATGGTGCAGTTGCTTTTACTTATAGTGACGAGGAACCGGACCAATTAGCAGGTAAGCAACATAGAAAAGCTTGGATAGATGAAGGGGCATTATTTAAAAAATTAGATAGAACCTTTTATATGCTTATGTTTGGGTTACGAATTGGCAAACATCCCCAGGTAATAGTTACAACTACTCCTAGAAGGAAACGGCACTATAAGGAACTATTTCATAATAAACACTCTAAGTATGCCGCTTATAATATCGCTAGAATAAATGGTAGTAGTTATGATAATGCGAGTAACCTTAGTGAGAAATTCATAGATACTGTTATTAAACCTTATGAAGGTACTAGGTTAGGGTTACAGGAAATTCACGGTAAGTATGTATCTGGTTCTGTTGGAGCACTATGGTGGGAAGATTTATTAGATAGTTACAGGGTTGATAATCTAAAGCTGAATCAATTAGCTAGGATAGTTGTAGGGGTCGACCCAGCAGTAACCTATAACGAAGATAGTAATAGTACGGGTATAGTTGTAGTTGGTAAGGGTTACGATGGGCACGGGTATGTATTGGCAGACTATACAGTTAAGGCACCACCTAATACTAAAGTAATAGATGGGATAGTTGTGAAAGGGTGGGCTGAATATGTAGCGGAAGCTTACGATACTTTCCAAGCTGATACTGTAGTAGGTGAGGTAAATAATGGTGGTGACTTAGTAGAAGCTGTAGCTACTGAATTAAATAGGCAGGGTCCTGATGGTAATAGTTCACTAGCATTAAATTTTAAATCAGTAAGAGCTAGCAGAGGTAAACGGACAAGGGCGGAACCTGTAGCTATGTTATATGAAAAAGGTTTAATACATCATATAGGTTGTAGTGATTTAGAAAACCTTGAAGACCAACTATGTTCATGGGAACCTGGCGATACCTCGCCTGATAGTATGGATGCATTAGTATGGGCATGCTATGAACTATTCTTAGCACCTGGGTGTGACTTCCATGTATTAGCTAATAGTAATAATTGGAAACCTCTATTCAGCGGTAAATAACTATGTACAACTATCTACAGATAGTTTCTGTGAGTTTGGCGGAACTGGTAGACGCGGAAGCCTTAAAAGCTTTTATACTTAGTATGTATGGGTTCAAATCCCTTAACTCACATATAAAAATATTGTTACCTATTAAATTCCAAATCTCGAAACCTAGGGGCACCTAATGAAAGATGCAGTTAAATCAGCAATAAATGCAGTAACCAAACGTGATAGTAGGTTACTGAATAAAGACCGTAACACTATAGACTCCAGCGAATTAGCAGAGAATTTATTTAATGCTATGCGGAATGACTATTGGCATAATGCAGCGGCAGGGTTAGGAGTAGCTACTACGGACCCTACAGTTAGTACTAACTTCGCTGTTAGACCTAGACTATCCGCAAGTGTACTAGATAGGTTGTACTTACAAAATAGTATTGCCGCTAGAATTATTGATAGACCGGCCTATGATGCTATCCGTAAAGGTTGGCAAGTTACCTTGCAAGATAGTGAGGATGAGATAGTAGGATTGGATAAAGCCTATAAGGCATTAAAGGTTAAACAGAACCTACAGAAGGCTATAGCCTATGCTAGATTATATGGTTCAAGTATCACGGTAATTCATGCAGACGATGGGCAGAAACCTATAGAACCATTAGGTGAACGGATAGTTTCTATAGCTAGGTTGAAAGTATACGATAGGTATCAGGTTAGAGTTAAAAAGATATATCGCAACCCTGCTAACCCTAATTTCGGTGAGCCTGAAATATATAGTATTACTAGCGTTGAATCAGGTAATACTATGGACGTTCATGAAAGTAGGGTTATTAGATTCGATGGAGTTAAAGCACCTGCTAGGTGTCTAGTTCAGAATGATGGTTTCGGCTTTTCTGAAATGGATAGAATATTTCCAGAAATTCGGGCTTATTGTTCTGCTCACCAATGGGTAGAAAATATTGTTAAGGATTTCAACCAGGATGTTTTTCAGGTTGGAAACCTACAGCAACTATTAAGCGCGAATGAAACGGAAACTATCAGGGAAAGGTTTCGTATCATTAAACTAGCCAAGAGTATTTTAAACGCTGTAGTTATTGGCGGTGGTGAGAGTTACGAAAAGAAGACTACTAATGTATCAGGGCTAGATAAACTATTAGAACAATTCCAATACTTGCTAGGTGCTGCTACAGGTATTCCGTTAACCTTCCTATTCGGTAGGAGCCCGGCGGGAGAAAATGCTACTGGTGAATCGGATATTATTAATTACTATGATGGTATCAGTAGCTATCAAGAGGCAGACTTAGAAGGTCCGGTAAACTATCTAACTCAATTAATATTGCGTTCTAAAGACGGACCTACTAATGGTAACGACCCGGAAAACTGGACAATAGTTTTTAATCCCTTATGGCAGTTAGATGGTAAGGAACAAGCCGAGCTAGATAAATTAATTGCGGAACGAGACGAAGTATACGTAGCGAATAAAATTTTATTACCTGATGAAGTAGCGCAAGCTAGGTTTGCTGATAGTAAGGGTGATGTATCTATGGATGAAAAGTTAAGACAAGAAAAAGAAAAAGCACAGGCAGAGTTATTAGAGTTAATGTCTGCTGCTGGAAATTCGGAGGGATAAATATGGACCTTTGGGAAGGTACTGTTTTAGATAGTTTGGGAATGGTTAATGCATTTCTTCACACTTGCATCGAAGCTAAAGCTGATGACGATGAAGGCGCGAAACTATGGCTTGCAAATATTAATGTTGATAGTAAGTGTATTGTGCAAGTATTGGGTAATGGGCTTATTCTTACTGATCGTAATGGTAAGGCTTTGTATACTACCGAAAAACTAATAGGTTGCAAGGTCACACTACCTACACTATCAGTAAGTGAAACTATTAAGGAAGAAGAAGCGTACGAAGAAGATAGTTGGCGTTGATGAAGAAGAGTATGATGAAACTAACAAAGCTGAATAAATCTGATATAGATAAATTGGAAGGCAACCCTATTGGTTCTAAGTTTGCAATCTATGATAGTTGTGGAAAAATGTTTGTAGCTACCGTAATAGATGGTGGTGTGACTGCTACTCATAAAGTAGGTGGTTACCAAGAAAGCCATGATGAAATAGTTTGGGGATCTCTTGATAGTTGGTTTACTATCTCTACTACAGAGTCTAAGTCTACTAAGGTAGATAGAACCGCTACACCAGCAACCCAGATAGAGATAAAATATACTGAGCCAGATATAGATGAAAATGGTTACCCATTCGCACCTACCGATGAGTTACTATGAATCTCGAAACTATAGCTTGGATAGTAGGAGTAGGTGCAACAGTGCTAGTACCAGCTTCTATAGGTGTAGCTGTAAAACTAATTACAGGGGTAGGAAAATTAGTTTCTATGCATGAACACCCAGCGAAGACAGGGTTTGGTACTGAGGCATTAGAAGGGTTACCAACTATGGGTGCAACATTGGAAAAGAAATTAGAAGAAACTGAACGTACTACTAGGAAAATCTATACCGACATACAAGATTTAAAACATTCTGCAAGTAGACTATCAGAAATGCAGATGGATATAAAACAAGTGATAGTTGATAACACTGCTGCTATGAATAGGGTTGCCGCTGTAATTGAAGCGAAACTTTAACTATTATGGCTGAGACGTTTCAAAATTTACCTGTGCCTAGTGCGCTAGATTTTATGGAGTATACTATGGCAGTAGCTAAATATATTTCTAGGAATGCTTCTAAGTTTGAAACGTATGTTAAGCGTAACAGTGAATCGGGAGACCTATCCGGTATTGCCTCCCTAGAAAAATCAGTAGAGGTAGGTTTACCTGATTCACTGTTACGCCTAGCACCACAAGAACAAATAGTAGAAGACGTCCAAGAGCACGCCTATGTATATTTAAATAGTAAGGCTAGGCAGCAGGGCATAGATTTTATAGCTACCTTCGATGCTATTAATCTAAGACGTAGAAACCCAAAAAGAGCTAAGGGAAAATTAAAGAAATTATTTGAACAGAATTTACGTAGCCCAAAAAATAGAAAAATAATTAAGGCTAATGCTAGGGCGAACGCTGCACTGCTGAAAGATTTTAATAAAACAGAAGTTGAACGGTTAGCAACTCTTACCAGTAAAAGTATTAAGGAAGGTTGGTCTACAAAAAGACTCCAGAAGGAAATAAAGAATGCTATAGGTATTACTAATAGACGTGCAGTGAATATTGCTAGGGACCAAATAATGAGACTCAATAGTCAAATGACTGAGCAACTATCAAAAGAGTCTGGGGTAAAACAATTTATCTGGGTCCATAGCGGTAATCCAAATGGCAGACCTGTACATATTAAACGTAATGGGAAAAAATATAGTTTCAAGAGACCACCTTCTGAGTTACCGGGTGAATTAAATAACTGCATGTGTTCGATGAATCCGGTATGGTAAAAAATAATGAGTAGAGAAATTAGACGAGACCGGGTAACGGTTAAACTAGATAGTTCGATGAAAGATAAGGAAACGGGTTATATTCGTATTTCCCAAGCTACCTTCACTCGAACCGGAGTTTTTAGATATTATAACGAAGATGGGTCCGAACGGTTCGAGTTCCGCCCACCTGATGAAGTATTTAAACCCGCAACTATTGATAGTATGCAGGGGCTACCATTATTTAATGAGCATCCACCTGTAAGGGTTGATATGTGGAATGTTAAAGGTTTACGACCTACAGGGGCTACCGCTAATGATTTGAAAAAATCAGGTAAGAATATAGTAGGTAGTTTGAATTTATGGGATGGCGAATCAATTAACGAAGCTGAACAAGGAAAAGCCGATTTATCTATGGGTTATACTACGGATATAATCGAGCAAGCTGGTATAGCTGATGGGATTAGTTATACTCACGTTCAAACTAATATTATTTATAATCACGTAGCACAAGTAGAACAAGGCAGGGCAGGTAACGCTAGCTTTAAGTTAGATGGTGAACCAGCCATTGCCAAAAATAATGGGGATACTATGAATGACCTTCTAGACCTTTTAGGTGGGTTAACAGAAATTAATGATAGGGCTGATGGAAAATCACCCTGGGTAAAAGTTGGTAAAGAGAAATTCATTCTTGAATCTAAGGATGATGTTAAGAAAGCTATTGCTGCTTTCAAAACCCATACTAACCAACTATTAAAAGATGCTACTAAGAAAGCTAAGAAAGGGGATGAAGATATTGATAATAAATCCCTCATTGCTGAATTAGAAGCTGAACGGGATGCTGCATTAGCTGAACGGGATGCTGCCGCTATTAAATTAAATACAGAGAATAAAGCCGATAGTGATAAGAAAGCTAAGGCTAAGTTCGATGCTGCTGTAGCAGAGCAAGTCAACTTGCGAACTATCGCTAATACTTTAAAGGTAGATATTGCTGATGATACATCGGCAATGGGTATCAAGACAGCTATTGTGGTTGCTCATGGTAATCTTGATAGTAAGACGTTAGAGAATAAATCTGATGCATATATTGACGCACGGTTTGATATTGTTCAGGAGGAGTTAGCTTCCCGCATTAATACTAATGCTGCCCTGAATAGTAACGATACTGTTACAACTATTAATAATGATTCAGATGAAAGTATCTGCCCGGATGATGCTAGACTATCAATGATTGATAGTATCGCTACCCGTAGTGATACTGCTAAGTTACGTGCTAAAGAAGAGAAGGCTAAGTTACGCTTATCTGTTTAATCAGATAGGTTGAAAGGAATTAATTACAATGGCGCAAACAAATTACCCGACTGCATTAGCGAACCCTATCCCTGGTATGGTTCAAGGCCCCGGCGTTGACTTACATGGTTTTAATACTCAGGAAGCGT